CCGCGCAGGATCGGCGGCGGGTCATCGGGGCCGGCGGGCGCGGCCAGCGCGGCGATGTGCCGGCCGACGGGAGTGTCCGCGATGACGCCCTCGTAGCAGGCGTTGCCGTCCTCGTCCTGCCACATCTTCGTGACCCCGCCGGCGATGTCGGCGGTGTTCCTGGTGTCGTGGTGGACGTACATGGCGATGGGCCGCTTGCCTGAGGCGATGCGGTCCTGCGCGCGGGCGACGGCCTTGGCGATGGCCTCGCGGCTATAAAGCCGGTTGTTCCGAGAGACGCCGGGCGCGAGCGCGATGCCGCTGATCTTCGCGATTGCCTTGGCCACCGGGCATCACCTCGCCTGCGGGAAGATGAGCGGATGAGCGATGGACTGGCGGCGTTCCTGAAGGCGCGGATCAGCGAGGACGAGGCGGTGGCGCGCGAGGCCGCCGGGCTCGCCGAGCACTGGATCGCGGAAGAACCCGCTATCGGCGTGGTCCTGGTGGACGGCGAGCCGCTGATCGAGGGTCACATAACCGGCCTGACCGCCCACATCGCCCGCCACGACCCGGCCCGCGCGTTCCGCGAGGTCGCGTTCAAGCGGGCGATCCTAGGCCAGTACCAGACGGCGGCCGGATGGAGCAGCGACAACTGGCCCCTTCCGCTGCGCCTCCTCGCCGCCGTCTGGAGCGACCACCCGGACTACCGGCCGGAGTGGAAGCCCTAGCTGTACCCGATCGCCACGGCGCCGGTCCCGGCGAAGCTGGCGTAGATCCCCGTAGTCACCGGGAGGTCCACCACGACCCTGAAGCCCGCCGCCGACGATGCCGGGATAACGCACAGGATCGTTCCGGACGCCGCCGACGGGTTGTCGTAGATAGTGATCGCGGCGGACGTCACGGTCGTCACCAGGACACTGCCCAGCCGGCCTGCCGACGCCTTCACGACGCCAGTGGCGGACAGAGGGATGGTGAAGGCCGGACTGACCGGGTAGCCGTAGGCGTCGACCAGCGTGCGGACAGGACCGGAACCGGACATCGCTGCCTCCTCGATCGGGTCAGGACAGGTAGGCAGCGAGAAAGGCTGACAGCGGCGAGGAATCAGCGGCGTCGAGACTGCACCGGCACCGGATGTGAGCCGGGAACTGCGGCACCGACCCGGCCGCGTACGGGCTGCCCGCCGCGTTGTCCATGCACGCCTGGCACTCCCGGGAATCACCGACGTCATACCAGGCGATGCTGCCGATCCCGGCGAGCCTGAACAGCGCGGTCGCCCCGGCGCCGATCGCGGCCCAGACCGCCCAGTCTGTCCACGACCAGGGCGCGCGGGCGTTCTCCCCGGTCAGCGTGTCATCGACAGCGGAGGTCATGTCGTCTTCGCTGCCGCCGTCCCCGGCCTGCGCGGCTAGGGCGCGGCCGGCGTCCGAGGCGGCCCCCGCGGCGATCGCGGCGATCGTGTCCGCTGCCTGGTGACCGATGCCCGGGTCGCCGTCGAGGCGGTCGTAGGCGGCCTTGAAAGCCTTGGTGATGCGGAACCCGGTCCTGCCCTGCCGGGAGGCGGCCAGCGCCAGGGCGTCGGCTTCACCTTCGGCCATGCCGTCGCGGATCGCGGCCTCGATCGCGGCGACGAGCGCCGGGTAGCCCTCGGTGCGGTACAGCCCCTTGAGCCAGCCGATCGCCGCCGTGGTTGCCGCGTCCTTCCACCACTGCCGGTCGGTGTCGACAGCCTCGGCGGTGTGGTCCATGACGGCCCGGAACCGGCGGACCAGGACGCGGGGATCGAGGTCGGCCATGCAGGCGTCCCACGCGGCGAGCACGGCCTTGAGGTGCCTGGCCAGGAGCTTCTCACGGCGGCTGTAGACCGTCTTCCAGGTGCCGGTCAGGTGACCCAGGTCCAGGGTCGCCTCGAGGATGCCGGGGTCGGCCGCGCAGTCGAGGGCGGAGCCTATGGCCGCGCGGAACTCGGCCTCGCCGAGCCCGCCGTCGCAGCCGCTGAGCCGCCAGCCCGACAGGAACGCCTCGGCGGCCATCTCCGGCAGGTCCCCGGCGAGGGGGTAGTCGGTGCGGACCTTGCCGTGCACCGCTGAGACCGCGGCGAAGGCGACGGGGAACGGCGCCAGCCGGCCGACCGGGTCGGTGTCGTCCTGGCCGAGGTAGCGGATCGTCAGGTGCGGCGTGTAGCCGTGCTCGGACGGGATCCCGATCCCCTGCTCGGCGAGCGCCTTGCGCGCGTCGGCGCGGAGCGTCTCGAGCTGGGGCGCGTCGACCAGGGCGACGATGCAGTCCTGCTTCCCGCCGGTGAAGCGGGCGTGGCCGGAGATCGCGGCGGTGAACGGGAGCCGGCCGGCGAGGGCCTGCGCGGCGGCGTTCAGCGCCTCGGGGTCCACGTCGGCGGCGTCACCGGTGTAGGCGACGGTGACGTGCATCTCGTCCGGTTCGAGGCCGCCGTCGGCGGCGAGCGCGGCAGCGATCCTGGCGGGCGGGTAGAGGGCGATCATGCAACTGCCGGAGTAGTCGGGCTGAGCGTCAGCCACGATCCCCCCTTGGCCGCTTAGGTCACGCTGGCTCCGCGAGCTTCAGTGCCAGCGTCGACAGGGTGCCGGCGAGCTGATCGACCCGTTTCCGCTCGGCGTCGTAGTCGCGGCGCAGCGCCCTGGTGTCCTCAACGCCCTGGTAGTGAGCCGTCAGGGCATCCAGGACCGCGCGGGCTTCCTCGTGGCCGAGCCGGAGCGTCGGGCCGGTATTGGACCCGTCGGCCGGGATCTCTTCCCAGTCCGCGTACGGCCGGTCTTCGGTGGCCAGCCGCAGGATGCGCGGCCGTACGTCCATGCAGCCCGGCTCCGGGTGCATCACGACGGAGAGGTCCAGGTGGAAGCCCATCAGGTCGTCGTGGAGGTATGCGCGGATCATGGCCGCTATTCTGCCCTGTCTCCGAGCTCGCCCCGGTACGCCTCGAGCACCGCCGCGGGCTGCCGTGCCTCGGCCAGCCGGGCCCGGTACCGCTCCCACTGGAGCGCCCGGAGTGACTCGGCAGGCTTCCCGTCGTCCTTCTGGTCGCCCTGCTTGCCGCCGCCCGGGGGCGGTCCCTGGCCCGGCTGCTGCTGGCCCGGCGGGGTCATCCCGGCTGCGATAGCCGCCTGCGCGGTCGCGGCCGGGGCGTTCTTGGCCGCGACGATCGCCTTGGACATGGCTTCCATGTCCTCCCACAGCACCAGGTTCTGCCTGTCGACCAGGACGGCCTTGTCTCCGCCGGGGATCGGCGGCTCGCCGATGTCGGCCCGGTACCGGTCCATCAGCCACGAGCCGTTCCGCAGCCTCATGTCCCGGATCTGCTCGATGACCAGCGAATCGCGCCAGTCGACGTCCTTGAACTTGACCTTCCAGCCCTTGACCCCGAACCCGTTCACCGTGATCGCGAAGTTGAACTTCTCCATCACCAGGCCGTCGATCGGGGCGCACGTGTTGACCCGGAAGGACTTGTCCTGCGACTCGCCCGTGCCGCCGCCGAGGTTCCCGGACTCGATCACGCCGACCTTCGCCGGGTAACAGCCGTAGTCCGAGATGATCTCGTCGCGCTTCTGGTCGAGGAACTCCCGGACGTCCTGAACCTTGCCGGACTGCAGCTCGTTGAGGGACGCGCCGCCCTTGGTCATCCGGGGCACGCCGAGATTCCGGGGGCCGATGTGGCGGGCGGAATACTGCGCCGACCACTTGTTCATCTCGGCCTGGGAGGTGCCCGCCGGGAAGTCGGCGTGCAGCTCGGGCGGCAGGCCCTTGCGGAACATCTCCTTGCCGCACGACGCGGCGAACAGCCACGCCGTGATCGGCAGCAGCGCCGCCTGGGTCGGGGAGACGCCGAACACGCCGCCGCGGGGGGCATCCATCGAGATGTGGATGACGTCTCTCGGCTCGAACACCGCGCGCTGCCCGAAGTCGGTCAGCTGGACGTACCCGGTGACGGTGCCGTGCTTGTCGGCCTGCGGCATCATCGACGCGGAATCCAGCGAGTACAGGGCGACCGGCTGGCCGCCCCACCACACCACCTCGATGAACGAGTCCCCGAACACCAGCAGGTCGACGATGACGTTCCGCATCAGCTGGCGGATGTCTTCCTGCGGGTTGCAGTAGGCGATCAGCCGCTCGAGCGCCAGCACCTCGGCTGGCTTCTCCGGCTCTTCCTGGTCGCCCTCGCCGGTGTCGGAGTCCCAGTCCATGACCAGGCCGCCGGCGGTGATGGTCCGGGCGATCGCGTTGACGCACGCCCACGCCCAGGGGCACGCCACGTACGCCTCGTACAGCTGCTGCATGAGGGACCGGCGGTCGGTCTGGGTGGCCGCGCCGAGGCCCTGGTTGTACTCGGTGAGGCCGCCGTCGGGGATCCCGTACTCGACGCCGGACCGCTCGACGAACTTCGGCACGGCCGCGGCCCTGGCCTCGGCGATCTCGCCCGTCTGCGGCTGCTGGTCCTCGGATAGCCAGTCACGGACCCGGGAGCGGAAGGACACGCCTGCCTCCCTGATCCGTCAGCCGGACGTGCGAACCATCCACGGAGGGTGCTCGTCTACGTCTTCGTCCTCGCCGCCGTCCCAGAAGCCCTCGGTCCCCTCAGCCTTCCGGACGATCATCTGCTGGCCGAGAGACTCATACGGGGGCACGCCCAGTTCAGCGGCGAGGGACTTAGGAGGTTCGTCAGGGATCACGAATTCGGGACCCGAGCCGAGGTTCAGGAGCCAGTACCTCAGGTCGTCCATCAGGTGGTCCGGCGCGTCGGAGTTGGCGTCCTCGGGATCACCCTTGACGGCGTGCGGGAGGTTCTCCAGCTCCCACCATGTCTTCGTCAGCGTGCGGAAGAAGTGGATCATCGGGCACAGGTCCCAGCCGAGCGCCCGGTGATGCGGGCACGCGGGGCCGTCTGCGAGGTAGGTGTGGATCCGCTGCCAGCCTGCGATCCGCGAGCCCGGCCCCTTGCCCGCGGGCGTCAGGTGGACGCCGTTGTCGGCATAGACGTGCGCGATCGGCTTCGCCTCGCCGCGGGTCGCCCACATGGCGTCGTCAGCCAGCCGTAGCGCGACCTGCTCGCCTTCGGCCTCGGCCTCCAGGATCTGCTTCGCCTGGTCGGATTCGAGTACGCCGGTCTCGTAGATTTCCCGGTACGCCCACGCGCGGCCGTCCCCATCGACCGCGCCCCACAGCACGGCCCACGGCTTGCTGAACCCCCAATCGACCGTGGAGTACCTGCGCCACGAACCGGGCAGCGCGAACGGCGCGACCGTGTGCCGGTCCCACCTGATCTCCGGGAACATCTGCCCGGCGAACTGCCCCCAGTCGCCGTCGCGCATCGCAGCCCGGCGGGCCGGGTCCTTAATCGCGTCGAGGCGCCGGAAGTACGCCTTATCCAGGTGCGGGTTGTCGGTCGCCCGGGCCGGGATGAACCGGACCGTCAGCCCCTGGTCCGTGGTGACGATCTTCTCGCCGCGCCCGGTGGCGTCGATGTACCGGTCCTTGCACTCGCCGTGCGACGGGCCGCCGGGGTTGGACGTCGACCGGATGCCGAGGACCGGGACGCCGTGCGCGGAGCGGAGCCGCTCCAGGGCGATCACGTCGACGACGCCCGGCGGCATCAGGGTCCGCTCGTCTACGAGCAGGAGCTGGTAGGCCCCGCCTTGCCGCTTGCTCGCGTCCTCCAGGTTGTCCATGTACCGGAGCCGGATCACCGACCGGTTCGGGAAGGTGACTTCCTTCTCGGTCTTGTTCCACCGGCCGCCGAGCGCTGCGGCCCAGTCGATCTGCTCGAATTCGGGGTAGACCGACTCGGCGAGCTCGTCGTAGGTGCGGCGCAGGATCAGCACCCTGATCCGCGGGTACCGGGCGCAGGCCCGGACCGCTTCCATGACGAGGCTGCAGGTCTTCCCGCCGCCGGCCGCGCCGCCGTACAGGATGTCGTCCTCGGTGGCCGCGTGGAACAGTTCCTGCGGGCACCGGCCGCACGGCTCCGGCAGCACCAGGTCGCCGCGGAGCTTCGCCTCGACGCGCGGCTTGCAGGTCGGCTCGTAGCCGAGCTTCTCGAACGCGTTGTCGGGCGGGTCGAGCTGGTCGGCGAGCGTGGCCGCGAAGTCGACAGCCACCACGCCTCCGCTATGACCGCTTTGCCCTACTCTGGTGAATGCGACCTGCGGTTTCCCGGCACTCCTACGCGGCAGTAACAACGCGGAGATGCCGGGCGACACGGACCCGGGCCTCACGCTGCTGCTCGGCCGAGATGCCGATCTCGCCGAGCGCCGCGGACAGCGCCTCCATCGTCATCTGCGCCTGCTGCTCGGTGACCCGGGCCAGCCGCTCCTCGATGTTCAGCTTCGCGATGTCGACTAGCAGTCGGCCGCAGCGGTCCATCGCCCGTTCGAGCACGGCGACCTCGGAGCGGAGCTGCTCCCCGCCCGTCTCGGTCTCGTAGCGCACCGACCGGAGGTTATTGACCAGTTCCCCGATGGTCTCCTCGAGCGCCAGGGCGCGGCCCGCGAGCCGCTGCAGCGCTTCGAGAGGGTCGGCGACCGGGGCCGCGTCGTGCTTGTAGAGCAGGCGCTCGGCCTGCTGGTTCAGCGCGTGGATGCGACCCGAGGGAGTGGAGCCGCCGTGATTCGAGCAGTTCCCGGAGCCGAAGTGGTCGGTGTTCTTGCCGGCCGGGTTGCCGCACGGGGCGCCCTGGCGGTTGGTGCCGCCGCACTTCGGGACGCTCGCATGGCCCATCGCGTCACCGCCCGGGTTCCATGGCCAGTCGGCCTTCGCCGCCCAGCCCGGACTCGTCCCCGCCCGGCTCCTGGTCCTCGACGGGGCAGTCATGGTCCCGGGGGTCATCGACCGGCTGGCGGCAGTCCGCGCAGATCCGCGCCATCACGCTTCCCCTGATACCCGGGGTCAGGCCGCCGGCGGAGCGGGCTGGTCCGCGATCACGGGAGCGCCGACCACCAGGGACGCAGCCGCCCCGGCAGTGACGTTGATCGTGTCCGCGAACGACAGCGTGCCGTCGGTCCACGACACCTGCGCCGAACCGGGGGCGACACGATCAACGTC